GGCTAACGTTGACCGAAATAAATTTCACCGTAATATGTATGATATTTTTCATATCTTTGGTGTCAAATAAAAAACGAAAATGAACGAGGAAGACTTACAAGACATCACACAGAACACGCCGAGCGGTCCATTGATGTGTAAAGGAACTTACACGAAGACGTTCAACAAGCACATGAAATCTTTGAGGGATAAGTTGCAACCGAAGGCAATGGATAATATTGTTTTTCGTCAGATAGTTGAAACGTACGCGAGGGTGTGTACTGATGAAGAGGCGGTTGACAAATACATCCAAGAAAATGGGTACACTTACAACGATGGTGTTTCGGGCGTGATCAAGAAAAGCCACGAAGCTGTATTGCAAAGTGACATCCGGCGGTTGAAACTTCAGTACATGAAAGAGATATTTAAATTCAAATTCGACGGGGCTGGCGAGAGCAATCTGAAGGCGTTGATAGATTAAAAAAGAACAGCGATGAAAGCACCAGCATGGGTGAAACGAGTTGAGGAAGCTACGGCACCAGCGAATAAGGAGAAGTACTTTTTTGATTGGAAGGAAGGCGTGAGGCGTGTGAATTTCATCGAGGGTGTTTGTCGTTATCCAGAAGGGAGCAAGGCGGGGCAACTCATACAGCTTGAAGATTGGCAGAAAGAACAAATCATTTACCCCACTTTCGGGTGGAAAAAGAAAAGCGACGGGCTGAGAAGGTTTCGGAAGGTGTTCATTTTCATTCCTCGTAAGAATGCGAAGACGACATTGATTGCTTGCGTAGGTCTTTCGGTGCTGTTTCAGGACAAAGAGGCGGGCGCACAGATGTTTTGCCTCGGTAGTGTGAAGGAACAGAGCGCGATTATCTACCGAATCATGCGCCAAATGATTGAAGCACAGCCAGAATTATTGGAAATGCTCAACGTAAAGGCCAGTGAGTTCCAATACCCAGACACGAATAGCTTCGTGAAGGTGCTGGCTAACTCACCCGGCAAGCATGGATTGAACGCTCACGCGGTATTTGTTGACGAGCTGCACGAATTTTTGTTGCCTCGACACGTCGAAGCCTACGAGGCAATTGTAACTTCCATGATTTCGAGAAGCCAACCGATTGAATTCTTAATGACGACGGCGGGGTATGATACAAATTCGATTTGCTACGATGAGTATTTATTCGCAAAGGATTTGATTAGCGGCAAAATAGTTGATGATACTTATTTGCCTTTGGTGTTTGAGGCTGGTCACAATGCTGATTGGCATGATAAAGATGTCTGGCAAAGGGCAAACCCGGGGCTGGGCGGCATCATTCCGCGCGAAAACTTCGAGCATGAGTATGAAAAAGCTTGCCAAAGGCCTTCTACCATCAACACATTCAAGCGTTTACACCTCAATATGTGGGCCAATGCGCTCGAAAGTTGGATTGTGGACCGCGTATGGATGGAGGCAAAGAGTGATTTTGTGCCTGAAGACGTGGCACATTTGCCTTGTTGGTGCGGTTTGGACCTTGCTAGTGTGCATGATTTGAACGCCTTCGCCACGTTGTGGGTTGATATTCCTAATTGGAAGTTCTATTTGAAGGTTCACCACTTCGTTAATGAAGAGAAAGCACGTAGCCACACGGCTGGGCGTGGCGTTGACTACTTGAGTTTCGAGGATGAAGGTAGCTGCACGTTGACTGAAGGGAATGTGACTGATCACAAATCAATTGAGAAGCACATAATGAAATTCAGCGAAACGAATGACATTCGCACGGTTGCTTATGACAGGGCGCATAGCACGTACATCGTTAGCGGTCTAATTGAGAAGGACATCCAATGCGAAGAGTTTGCACAGTCGGCTATGCACATGAGCTACCCCACAAAGCAATTCGAGATTGAGATTAATAACGGGAACATGGTCCATGATGGATCCGACTGCATGAGATGGGAAATGGGTTGCGTTGTGATCAAGCGTTACGAAGATGAAAACATCAAGATAACCAAGAAGATGGGCGACCAGTCAAAAAAGGTTGATGGCCCTGTAGCTGCTGTAATGGCATTCGGGCAATTTGTTCGTGAGCATGGAGAGCGCGAAGTTGAACCATCGTTCACGGTTATAGGATTGGATTAATTTCCCGCGTGCCTACGTCGACGGTTTAAATAATTTTAGTACATTTGTGACGAGAGTGAATTTCATCGGTTCATGTTTTGTTTTTAATTTCCAAGCCTCCTTTAGTCGGGAGGCTTGTTTTTTTTGTTTATATTTGCAACTATGGGAGTACGTAGCACTGTTTCTGGTTGGTTTTCAAATACGCGTGAGGTGTATATTGGAAAAGCTGACGGGAATTGGGCCGAAAGGTTGCTCCCTCAGATGTCCGCTACAGGCGTGACCATCACCCCACAAGTGGCAATTGGAGTAAGCACCGTTTATGCGTGCATTCAGAAGATAGCTACCACCCTTGCACAACTTCCTATTGAATTATATGACGGCTCTGGTGGGTCTTTTGACCTTATCCAAGACAACCGAACGTATTTGTGGAACGTTTCACCAGACGAAAACCAAACGGCATTTAGATTTCGGGAAACGCTTTACGCGCTGATGTTGCTTTTCGGCTGTGGGTATGCGGAAATAATCAGAGACAGACGAACGGGCGACGCCATAAAGCTGTGCTACCTTCAGAAAAGTAAATTAAAAGAACTGAGAGATGCGGAAGACAACGTTATCTGGGAGTATAAAACGAAAAATGGCTACCGCCTCATCAATGGTCGCGACGTTCTTCGCTTTGAGTATCTTTTTTCTGAAGGACCTGCTCAGACGAGTAAGGAAACTGTTTCAATCCTAAAAGCCGCACAAGATTACGCGAGTAAGTTTTTCGCAGGCGGGGGGTGTGATGGATGGGCTATTGACTTCAGAAGGGAAACTAACTCCTACGCAAATTGATGAATTTATTGATAGCTGGGAAAGGCAACACGGAAAGCAAACAAGGCTTTTGCCACTTGGAATAAAGTACACGAGGTTAGGTGTTGAGCCAGACAAAGCGCAGAACACTACGTCTCGCGAGTTCCAAGCCACACAGGTCTGTCAGATTTTTAATATTGATCCGCGAATGATCGGTATAAATTCCGCTTCGGCTTATAAGTCAACACAGGAGGCGAGTAACCATTTCGCGGTTCATTGTATTACTCCACTTGTCAACAGGCTGGAAGGGAATTGAACTTAAAGATGCTTTTCCGTGGTGAACGCCAGCGGTTGTACTTCCGTCATAATCTTGATGAGCTTGTACGTGGTGACATCGAAACACGCTTCAAGGCGTATGATATTGGTCTAAAGTCTGGGTTCTTAAACCGTGACGAGGTCCGCGCAAAGGAGCGCAGAAACAAAATTTCAGAAGGTGGCGACATCTACACCGTGCAGGTGAACCAAATAGCACTGGATAAAATGCAGGAGTACAGCGAGAAGATAGCGCAAGCGGGTGACGCTGGCGACAATGCTGGTAACAACTTAGATAATGAGTAAAAAACAACCCGCGAAGAAATCGAAATGCAGCCGCAAGTACGCGCCGTTGCAAAGATTGGCTCGTACAATAAGGAGGCTCGCACAGTTGAAGTGACGGCGGCGACTGAGTACGCTGTGCAACGGTACACGTATAACGAAAAAAAGCGCGACTTCATTGAATTCAACGAAATTCTATCTTTCAAGCCTGAGCATTTCAGAACAGAGAGGCTAGAACAAGGCGTTGTTACATTGCTGGACAACCATGACCGTTACAGTGGAGCGAAAGGTGTTCGCGGTGTTATCGAAGGCTACGAGCTAACGAACAACACACTTCAGACAACTGTACGATTTGGCAAGCGTGCTGAGGCGCAAGAGATAGCCGACGACGTTGAAGACGGTATATTGAAAGGGTTTTCATTAGGGTATAGAGTTTTCGAGTACACGCCAGATGGCACGAAAGGCGAAAACGGGCTACCAAATTGGAGGGCTACAGATTGGGAGCCGCTTGAATTGAGCGTAGCACCAGTACCCGCCGACCCTCGAAGCACATCGAGAAGCGAAGAGAGAAACGAAAATAAGGAAACCAAGCACACGGCGTTTGTCGTGCGTGAAGTAGAAGAAACACCACCCGCAAAGGTTGTGATACCACCCGCACCGAAAAAAGAAAAAGAAACCCCGCAGCGATCAGTTGCGACAAATAAACACACAATGAAGAATTCTACGGAATTGAAGCAGTTGCGGGACGAAAAAACCCGCTTACTGACTACCCTCGACGGGCAGTCAGAACGCTCGACAGAGCAAGAGACTGAAATGGACACCCTAGCGGGCGAAGTTAAAGGACTCGATAAGCAAATCGAAGCACGTGAGCAGCGCGAAGCTGTTCTAGCGGCAAACGCGAGAATCGTTGACCCTGCAACATCAGCAGACGGCGAGACACGCGAGGTGAACAAAGCGGTAAAAGGTGCAGACTTTGGACGCGCGTTTGTGGCAATGGCTGACGGGCGAAAGCTCGAAGGGGCACTTGCTGAGATTGACCAAGAAGGAAAGCGTTCGTCTCTTGACGGTGGTGGCGCGAATACATTTTCTTATCCTACTGCATGGTTAGGAACACGTGCCGGTGGTGCTGATGACTTCCAAGCGGGATCGGGTGACGGGTCTGGATTTGTTCCAACGGTAGTGCCTAAATTTATCGAGGCTTTGATGGCTCCTACAGTAATCGAAACACTTGGGGCAACCCAATTGAATGGATTGGTAGGTACTATCCAATTCCCTCGCGAGTCGGCAGCGGCTACAGCAACGGCAGCGACAGAGGTTGCGGCGGGTGCTGATGCTGGATTAGAGATTGACCAGTGGACTATGACACCAAAGCGTTATAGCTCAAAAACAACCTACTCCAAGCAGTTGATGCTTCAGTCGCCTTTGGCTGCTGAGACGATCATCGCAAACGCCCTGAGACGCGGGCATGACAGGAAGTTGAATTACGATATGTTCAGCGGTGGCGGTTCTGCTGCAATCACTGGACTTATGACGTACTCAGGTGTTAACGCTCCAACGATTGCTGACGGCACGGATTACGAGCAGATTTGCGCGGCTTTGCGTAAAGCGGTTCTTGAAGATCACGGAGACCTTTCAGCATCGAAGTTTGCAATCTCACCTTTAACAGATGAGTTCTTCGGTTCTGCGGTAAACGTTACGGGTGTTGATGCTCTTATCAGAGATGGTAAGATTAAAGGCAGCGAGTTTATGGCAACTCCTTACCTTGCTGATTCGACTGCGATACTTGGTCAGATTGTTTATGGTGACTTCTCGAATATCTTGTTCGGAAATTGGGGCTCACTTGACTTCCTTGTTGATCCTTACACTTCGGCGAACACTGCGCAGATAGTTATCCACCTTAACAGATGGGTTGACATGCTTGCACAGAATCCTGAAGCGTTTGCACGTTATACACAGGTTGGCCTTACCTAAGCCAATTTAGGATAAAGCAAAAAAGTAAGTTTTTTAAACTAAGCCCCGCCCACAATCGGGTGGGGCTTTTTTATTCAAATCATGGCAACAGTCAATACAAAATTCACGTCTGCAATAACTCCAGAGGACATCATTAGCTTGGCTAATTTAAAGGAGCATTTGCGCGTTGACTTCACGGACGAGGACACAACAATCACCGCCCTTCGACTTGCTGCCATTAACAAAATTCAAAACCTTTGCGGCAGAATGATGGACCGGGTAACGGTTGAATTTTATGCGGAAAGTTTTTACGGCATCACGCTTCCGTGGTCGCCAATCATTTCGGTTGAGAGCGTAAAGTACAAAACCGACGCGACGACCTACGCAACGCTCGCTGAGGCTAATTGGTGGACATCATTGAATTCAACGGTGCCACGAATGGAGTTCACCAACACGCCATCACTGTATAGCTACGCATCAGACCGCGTAAAAATATCGGCAACAATAGGATGGGATGCGAGCGCAAGCGAAACACCTGAAGCACTTGTAACGGCGGTTAAATTACTGGTAATGGACTGGTACGAGCTTCGAGGTGACACGATTGTAGGAACAATTGCGCGACAAGTTCCAAACGGCATAATGAATGTAATTTCAGAATATAGAAATCTAGGATGAGAGCGGGAAGATTAGATGTGCGTATAGCTATTCAGAGTGTGACAACTACCGTTTCACTCACTGGCGCGGCCAATAAATCTTGGTCAAATTACGCTACGGTATGGGCTGAACGTGATGACCGCGCAAAATCTGGCACTGAAGACGACCATAGCGATCAAATCACCCCCATACAAAGCCTCGTTTTCAAAATAAGGTACTCGCTATCAACGAAGGCGATTACGCCTCAGATGCGCGTTGTGTTGGATTCTAAAATTTACAATATTATTTCAGCTCAGGAGGTCGTCCATCGTGAGTGGATTCATTTGAATTGTGAGTTGAGAAATAACGGGGCTGGGTCTTCAACTCCTGCGGCGTGTAGCCCGGGAACGTATGTAAATTCTGACGGGTCTTATACGTTGGAAATCACAAGCGGTGCAACGGGCACTGGTCCTGATGTAACGGTTACGGATGCTGACGGCACGAGGCGCGACGTTGTGGCGAATGCTGATGTTGCTTGTGCGTTTCCTGACTTGGATGTGTTGAATAGTGACGGCACTAAATTGCAGGACGTAACCTCGTACCCAGCAGGCGGGGAAATAGATATAGTTGACACTCCCATAACCAATTCGGACGGTTCGTTCAATGCTGACGCTCCTAGTGGTGTTACGTACACTGCGCCAGACATAAATCTAACACAAGTAAACGGGACAGCCGCAGACGTTCCTTCGTTGCAAGATATTGTATGTGCTTGGTCTGCTATTAGAATCAACTCATCAGGGGGGATAACGCTAGCCACTGTGTCTTCTTTTCCTGCTGGTGCTATTTACGCATTAGCTGACCAAACGGTAAAGGTTTTAAACTCTGACCTCACAACTATAGATGGGTTCATAAACTACGCAAACGACACGAATGTAGCTATAGGAGACAGCACCCTTGAAGATTCAGCAGGAACTATTCTAACGCTTCCAACGGTACGCAAAATAATAATACCTAATACGGTGGTAACTTCTGCCAGTGTTACGGGTGAATTAATGACAATCGTTGTACCAAGTGCAAGCACTCCAAGTGGTATCTGTTATCAGAACACCTCTCCACTATTTAACGTGTCTTATACAACAGGAGATTCACAGAACGTGTACGAGGCGGGGGCTTATGATAGAACACCTCCTACCTATCCTGAGTTATTTGCTGAGTTAAACTACTTAGCAGACCAATCGGATATAAGGGTGACACCAGCAACGGGAACAAGTGGAACAGACCTAGTAAGTCCTACCCTTTTGAAGTATAACAACGCCTTTGGGAATTAAGTTAAGGTTTACAGATACAGATGGCAACGGCTCGGATGCTACAGTAGGTTCAAACATTTTGGGCTCATGTAGATTGGAACGGTCATTCCTTCACTGGTGCAACAGATAACTATGTAATAGACCACTTAACGGGTTACGGTTATTCTCAGTCCTACCTATTGGATGGGGCTAAGTTTAATTTATCAACTGCAAACGGTCAGAGTTGGGCTTTATGGATGGCTTATATTGCAGGGGTTACTTATTTAACCTACTCAGATTGGATTCCTTTAGATTTGTCAGACATGAGAAGTGCACATGGGCCTAAGTGTATGCCTCAAACTTCTTGGGCAGATGATTTCTTCAATTTTCAAAGGTCAGATAATCGAGGTTCATTCTTAACGGGTGAAAGTTGCTCATCAACCTTGTATTATCCTATCTATGACAGTGGTAACAACGATATGCTCTTAGACTTTAGTAAGTCCACAAGTTCAGGCTTTCAAGATGTTATTGTAAATGTGTTCATTAAACGTAAGCACTACTAAGATGAGAATGAACATAAATTTTAACATCAAAGAATTTGAGCAAAAAGTAACCAAGGCGCAACGTTGGGGGTTGCTTGATAAGAAGGAATTGAGAAAAGTACACCGTAAAGTGTCGCAGACTTATGTTTCGGCTTTACGTGCAAAAATAGGAAGTGCGAACCAAACTATAACGATGAAACGAAAAGGCACTACCACTGTCATCACGCCCGGAACACTTCGCCGTTCAATTGGTACATGGAATAGCGGACCAAATAGCAACGTTGTACTTTCAGGTCCACGCGCACGAATAATGGGCAGAAGTGTATCGAACAGGTCAGACGGTTGGTTTGCTCAAATAGTTGAAGAGGGTTTGTTACCAAAGGAATTTGGAGGCAATAGAACAGGTAAATACACGGGGGTGTTTGAAGATACGATGAAGTCTACGACCTCGCGAATGCAAAACGAGCTAAGAGCCGCACTAGCCGCAAGGCTACAAAAATACATGAGATGACGGGAGGCATAGTATTACGCACTTTGATGCTGGCGGGTGACACCGCTGCTATTACTCAAGTGATAGTGCCATACCATGCGGACCAAACAGCGGACACCACAGGGATGGCGTACATTAAGTACATGAATGAAAGTGTTCAACCGCATGATACAAAGTCAGGAGCGTCAACGATAGATGAGGAGGTTTATAATTTGGTTTTGTTTTCTCAAAATCCTGACACTTTGCTATCTTTGGCAAAGGCTGTACGTGCTGACCTTGATAGGGCTACACCTCAAACATTGAACTCGGTGGCTTTTGATGGTTTGCAATACCTTGACACCAACGACATGGGTTTTGACGTGAAAACAGAAAGATACGACGTTGAGTTGAGATTCAAAATAAGAGTTAAAAGAACACCGTAAAATGAAGAAGATATGATAATCATTGTAAAAAACAGTACGGCAAATGGAAGCCCGGTCAAGTGATCAGCTCCCGCGTTTCGCTGTATAACAAAATGCTGGCAGAAGGTAAGTGCTGGAACAACGAAGACGTGACTAAGTTACAAGCTCGTTGGTACGGAACACGCCCAAAGCCAAAAGGAACAATGGGCCAGTGGGCGAATGAAATACTTATTGAAAAGTATGGCACTCCAGAAGCGGACGCACCAAAGCCCAATCCAAGAAACAAGCCTACCGAGGCAAAGCCTACCGATGTAACGCCAACAGCAAAAGAAAAGAAACCCATTAAAAAAAGATAAATGGCACAAACAACGGGAGTAATGAACGGCACACTTATGGCCGTTTATGTATCAGAAACAGAAGGGTCGGAAGTATTAATTGCGCACGCTACGTCGTGTTCATTTGACTTCACACACGACCCACGCGACACCACGACAAAGCAGTCAGGAGGCTACGCGGAAAAACTTGAAGGGCTTCGCTCTGGATCACTATCATGCGAGGCGTTGTACGCTGAAGATGCCAGTGTCGGAGTTGACGAGCTTTGGGCGGCAAACAGAAACAAAATTTTTGTTGTGTTTTCACCAACTGAGAACGTTGGCGATACGCGCATAAGATTTGAGGCTCGTTTGACATCGCTTTCAATTTCTAGTGGAGTAGAAGATAACGTAAGTTATTCGGCTTCATTTGATTCAAGTGGAGTGATCACAAGAGAAGTAATTACATAAACCCATAACCATACCGAAAAAATGGATTATATAAAAATCAACGGGGTACAACACCCGTACAGGCGTTCAATGAATGCTTTAAAAAAGTTCGATGCTAAATTCAAGAGTGAGGGCATTACGTCTTTCACTCCTGATAAATATGGCGTTGAACAGCTTCTTGCACTTTCCTTCTTTATTATTGAAGCGGGGTATCTCATGGAGTCGAAGCCTATGCCTTTCTCAATGGAAGAGTTAGGCGACTTAATGACTTCGGAAGATATTGAGAAATTCCAACCCGTAGTAACGGAAGAGGTAAAAGCGGAAAAAAAAAGCACGAAGTAAAGACGGGAACACCGTTGACGTGGCAGGCACTTGAAAAGGCGGGCTTTGGGTTTCTTAAACTTACGCCCGCTGTTTTCTACTCCATCACCACTGAAGAGCTTTTGTTAATGATTCAGGGCGAAAGGGATCGCGCCGATGCTAACTTTACGTTAGCTTATGAGGTGGCAAGGTATCAGGTCCGCGTGTTGATTTCACCACACATGAAAAAGGGAAAAACCTACAAACAGAAATTCCCATGGGAAAAAGATTCCTTCCAAGGGTTGAGCGATGAAAACAAAAATATTGAGCTTCAAAAGACGCGTGAAGCTATTTTGAAACGTGACAAAAAGAAAGCCGTAAAATCGAGCGAATTTAAAGGATAAAACATGGCGGGTTTAGGGAATTTAGTTGCAAGGGTAGGCGCGGACATGAGTAACTGGAACCGCTCCATGTCGAAGGTCAAGCGCGATGTGAACGGCATGACCTCGAATATGCAAGCGGCGGGGCGTTCCATGACAATGGCTTTCACCGCTCCAATTGCTTACCTAGCGGGAACAGGTATAAAGACCTTCGCTAATTTCGAGCAGTCAATGGCTAAGGTCAAAGCTGTATCGGGTGCTACGGGGTCGGAGTTTAAAGCACTAGAACAGAACGCAAAGGACTTAGGCTCAACAACACGTTTCACCGCTTCACAGGTTGCGGACTTGCAACTTCAATATGCAAAACTGGGGTTCTCTTCTGAAGAAATCAATCAGGTAACAAAGGCCACGTTAAATTTAGCGCAAGCAACTGACAGCGATTTGGCACAAGCGGCCGAGGTTGCTGGTTCCACCATTCGTGCGTTTGGCATGGATGCAACGGAGACAGGCAAGCTAACTGATGTAATGGCAACCGCCTTCAGCGGTTCGGCACTTGATTTGACTAGGTTTCAGGAGTCCATGAAGATGGTTGCGCCAGTTGCAAAAAGCGCGGGCATGAGTGCTGAAGATGTGACATCGAGGTTAATGCAATTGGCTGACGCGGGTATACATGGAAGCCAAGCGGGAACAGCGTTACGACGTATAATTGTAGAACTAGGTTCCACGGGAGGCGATACGGCTGGTTCAATTAAAAAACTAGCAGAAAACGGCATTACGATGGGTGGTGCAATGGACGAAGTCGGGCGACACGCACAAGCGGCCTTGCTTGTTTTAGGTGAGGGTGCAGACAAGGTTGACGGCCTCACTAAATCACTTGAAAACTCTGAAGGTGCCGCCGCAGCGATGGCGAAAATAATGGACGAGACCACAACGGGTTCGTTCAAAAAAATGGAGTCCGCTATTGAGGGCGCACAGATAGCTATTGGCGAGGCACTAGCCCCTACGATGGTGGGGTTAGCTGATAACGTCGCTTCGCTTGCTCAGGGCTTCACTGGGTTAAGTAGTGGCGCGCAGGGTACTATAATGGTCTTCGGCGGGTTGCTTGCTGTAGCTGGGCCGCTGTTAGTGGTTATCCCGCAAATGGTTATGGGGTATAAAATGCTAGGCGAAACAATGGTTAAACACGTTATACCGAACATAAAAAAATGAATTTATCCTTACTTAAAAATCCGTATGTAATAGCTGCGGCGGCGGTTGCTGTTTTAGGGGCTGCGTTTTACTCAATGAGTCAAGACGCTTCAAAGGCTGCCGACGTTCAAAAGCAATTACAAACTCACATAAACAGCACTTCGACTGCTTCCGCTGGTCAAATGGCAGAAATAGTAAAGCTAACAGCCGCTGTGAATAATGAGGCGACGAGCGAGTACAAACGTATTGCGGCATTAGAAAAACTCCAACAAATAGCACCTGACTATTTCAGTAATTTAGATATTGAAACGGCAAAGATGGGAGGACTCACCAACGCTGTTAACTCCTACAAGCAATCTCTAATTGAGGCGGCAAAATCAAAAGCTATTCAAAAACAACTTGAGGATATTGAATCTCAATTAATAACCGTCGCATCAGGCGGTGATATTGCGGACACTAATTGGATGGGGTCTGCAATATCATATCTATCCGAAGGACAGGAGGGGCTAGATAAATTACAAAAGCGCGTTAACAACAACATGGCGCGAGCATTAAAAGACCAAAGGGCCTTACTCTTAGAGCAAACAATTATAAAAGAAGATATAACAGGAGAAACAGAAGAGGAAGGTGAAGCGGCAGAAGATGCCGCAGAAAAAGCAAAAGCCGCAGCAGAAAAAGCCGCAGCAGATGCTTTACTACTGGCCGAGGCAAGAAAAAAAGCACTAGCCGAAACTATAGCGGCAGCCAAAGAAGCGGCTACTGTTATGACCAATCTCGAAATGACAATGCAAAGCATTTCGGGCGTTAAGTTGGCACCCGATTTCAGCACACCGACAGACGGGAAATTTGAGGCTATAGGTAGCGGCGCAAATGAAGAGTTTGACGAGTACAACATGACGGGAGGCGCAAGCGACGAGGAGTTTACAGCGATCAACGAGGGGCTTGATAGCGTAGCAAGTAAACTTGAACGTAACTCACAATTAGCGGGCGCGTTTGGTGGTGCAATGGGTGCTTCGCTTGGTTCGATTATATCGGGAGGTCAGGCGGCAGACCAAGCATTGAAGAACATGGGAATGAGTATGCTTCGCACGTTACTAGGAATAGCGAAAGCGCATGTAGTTGCGGCAATGTCGGCTCCATCAACTGACGTTGTGGCAACAGGCGGGGCAACAATACCATTCAAAATAGCGGCGGGCTTCGGGCTTGTTGAAGGGTTGCTTGGTGCAATCGCATTCGCTGATGGGGGTATCGTATCGGGTCCAACATTGGGGCTTGTTGGTGAGTATTCAGGAGCTAAGAACAACCCTGAAGTTATCACACCACTTGACAAGCTGAAAGGAATGATACAGGAAACGAACACAGGCGGCGGTGGCGGTGTAATGACGGCAAGGATTAAAGGGTCGGACTTGGTTCTAGTATCTGAGCGCGGGGCGAAAGACTTAAACAGAAAAAGAGGGTAAGATGGCAGAACGGTTGTACTACGAGTTTCAGAATGATAAAGGTATTATTTACAGGGTGTCTATCCATGACCAAGATTTCGACGGTACAACAACCGAAATTCACAACGGCGAAGATGGGTTCATACTTGAATACGACGGCAAAGCGGAAGAGCTTTTTACGCCAATCTGCGCTTCGTCATGCACGTTTCCAATACTTGTTATCGCTGCTGACGATAATGTAATTGAAGATTTCATTGACGACCTATCAACGGCAGATGAGGGGCGCATGACGGTTGGAATTTATCGGGATCCAGACGGTGATAATGATTTGTTTTGGTGCGGTGTTATTCTTACTGATTTATCGGAGTTTGACGACAACACTCCGTACAGTTTTGACATTGTAGCCAGTGACGACATCGGGAATTTAAAGGGCATTGACTACACGAACGACGGCACTGCTTACACTGGTCAGGCGACTATCATAAGCCACTTACTGAATTGCCTAAACAAAACTAGGTTAAGCCATTTTTGGGCTACTGACGACCCTTATGTACGGGGGGTTAGATGGATGGGTTACTTAACTGGTACGGGGGGTGGTGCTGTGGCTTATAACATTTTCGCGGAAATTGGTTTTGTGCATGAAGAAATGTACGACGCGAACGAAAACGGCGTTCTCGAATATAAATCTGCATACAAGATTTTAGAAGGCATTTGCAAAACGTTCCAAATGACTTTGGTACAAGATAAGGGTGTTTGGTATTTTCAATCAAGGCAAGTGCATAACGGCTCTAGTGCTGCAAAGTCATGGAAGGAATACAAAAAAGATGGCACGCTTATTCAGAACGGAACGGACAGTGATTTTTTCCCAATCAATAACACCACAGGGGCAAGACGTTTAACGGGGTATCAATATGCTTTTCTAAACCCAGTTAATAAAACAACGCTTGAGTACAAATTTAGCGGCTGGGTTCCTGTGATAAACAATGAAGATTGGGACGAATCAAATTTCGGAACTAAAACTGTCACAACTGATTTGTACATTATCCCCGCAAGTCAGGCTTTGACTATTGGTTTCCACATGAAGATGGAACATGAAGGTGACGCTACACGAACAGGCAATGATAGATTTCTTCGTTATAAACTTCAAGCTAAAATAAAGTGTGGCGACTATTATCTAAAGAGGCAAATGAATGTGCTAAACGGGGGCACAGTGATTTTGGATGGTGAATTTCTTGATTTCTTCAGTTATTATACACAGAACCAGTTTTGGACGACAGACGAATCAAACCGTTGCGAATGGTTTTCAGGGGCAATAAACGCGCTGGAAGGCACAATGGGTGCTGGAGCTATACTAAACCACGGTATCTACACTATTGGACTGCCAGCGGACAGCACAGGTATTGAAGTAACGGTTGATGTTATAGCTTACGACATGACAGGGACAACCTCTTCCGCTATAACGGCGGCGGCGTTTGCTGATGGTGTTATTACGGTTCAATATTTCGATGTTCGTATCGGTGACAACGAAACCAACTCAGGCGACACTGTTATTTTCAAAGCTATTGACGACAACAACGCGCGTGATGTTTTAGAACTTGGCGAAGCGTTTCTAGGCGACAACCTTTCCAACGCGGCGACACGTGGCTCGCTTCGTTTGTCAGATAGCTCGTACACTGAAGATAACTGGCGCGTTGGGGCAGATACAACCGACCGCCAATTTATAGGGAACAAGCTAGTGCAACAGCACATGGCGCAACGTAGGACGACCACAAACATCATGCGCGGTACTTTGTATTTCGATCAAATAGACATGACTGAAGTGGCTTTCTATCAGTCCAAACTTTGGGTGATGTTCTCAATGCGATACAACGCTAATAAAAGCGAATACAAAATCGAAGCGTTCGACCCGCTCAACGATACGGGAGGCATCACAATACTCGAGCCAGACAGGAAGGACGACGACGAAGGAGGTGAAGACGGTGGTAGTACAGGAGTAGGACTAGAAAATGCCATAGCGGTAGATAACGCCAACCAAGAAGCGCAACTAGCTAACAGGTTAGCGTCAGCAATAAGACCAGCAGGCGAGGCGGGAATAGCTGTGCGTAATGCGGTTGACGACACCTACGGCACGACGCTTCGAGGCCCTGAAGGGTTAGCCGCTAATCGAACGCTTGTACTTCCAGACGCGGGGTTTCTTATCATGCTCAACTCAGCGGCTAGGCTTATAGTCGCGAGGACAGAGTATTTTATGCCACTGGGGAGCGGAACATCAAGAGCCACATCATCATCACTATCCTCGGCGTTTATCGTTCCTGTAGATGTAGAAGTCGGAAAATGTATAATCAGATGTGAAAATGCGGCGGGCACGACAACGGTGAAGCTAAACGTGAACGGGTCAACAGTGGAAACACTAACCCCGTCACCATTTGCGGACACTGCATTAGTTGTGGACTTTAGCGGTAACGATGTGACAGCAGGGCAAAAAATAGAGGTGACAGTAAACGGAACAAACATTCCAGGCGATACATTTTTCTCAATGTCACTGAGAATCAAATAGTATTTTAAGGTGTTGGCACGCTTTCGGGTGTGTTAGCTTCGGTATGACGGGAGGCCCTTGCGTAAGTGAGGGCTTTTCTTTTACCACAAAAAAAGCCCTGTGAACGTTTCCACAGGGCTTCCAACTTAACCAAATGAAAGGGTGCTAAATCCTTTCCACCTTAAATACAACCTATGAGAAGGCTGCTACTATGCTCAGTTAATACTGTAGTAAAATTCTTCAACGCCTATGCCACTGGTTTCGTACTCGTCTATCATGTCCGCGCTAACATCGTACACCGTTTTGCGGTCTTCGTTTTCCCATAAGAACACACACGTATAGCCGCCTTTCTTATCGGCTGTATATTCGAGGGTTATTGGATCAGGCTTTGCCATTATGTCTGTCTTTTAAATGGTTGTAGATACTATTTGAAAGCATCAGTGCAATGCTATCTCGGTTCGTAATATACTTATTCCAATCCGAATCACTCGTGATAAAACACACTTCGAGCAAAACATTTGTCGCAACGGCTGGCGAATGAAGGAAGCGCAGACGCTTGTGGAAGGTAAAGCCCTCATCTCTCACACCTTTATTGGAGCCTCGTGGCTTGATATGTGCCGCTTCAAAAATCGCTTTACACAACCTACGTCCAAGGTCTTCTTCATGCGAGGTTGGATTGATTGGTACGAATGCTGTACACCCGTTCGGGCCGCCCGACCCTGAAGCGTCGAAGTGTATCTCAATCGCCGTATCTGATTTGGTGAGTGTGTTATTTAGCCATGTCATCACACGCCCGAAGCCTGTGGTGACATCGTCTTTTATTACGGTGACGTTCCGACGTTCTAGGTAGCACGCTATTTCATCACGTAGGTAAGCGGCTTCCTTTGCTTCGTCGCGCGTTCCTGAATGTACGCCAGTGCCTTTGCCGTTGATAACGGTGTGACCTGCTGTTAGATATACTTTCATTTCGTTGGGGTGTTTCTTAGTGGTGAAAAAATGGGGGCGTTTCCATTCCCCCGTCTTGGTTTGCGGTCTTGGTCTTTCGAGCAGTGTCACGCAGTTTTTTCAATCCTTCAATCTGTTAGTTCCTCGTCCGTAATTTCTTCAGCGTCTTCAATTCCATCGCTGTTAGGTGCCTCTTCGTGCTTCAGTTTATCGTTGAGGTCTTGTACCTTCGTTGATTCATCGTGGTAGCCGTTCACGTCCTGCGCTTCGTCAGCGGTCTGCATACCGTTCAACACGTGCGGAACATAAGCACGCCCGAAGAAAGTTGCGGCGCGGTACTGAAGCATCAATTGCGGCATGGTCTTCCATTTGGATCCGCTCTTCGTTGACCAACCTTCAGCGTCTGCCATTGCCATTGTTAGGGTAATACCCTCAACAACTTCGCCCGTCTGAATCTCGGTAGCGTAGGCGGTGCATTCGGTCTTATCCTTACTGTAACGAAAGCGCAAAGGGGTGAAGATACCGCTCACGTTTATCGCGGAAATAATGTACGTTGAATTCCATGATAATTTACCATGAATAACGCACGCATTTTGCATAATGAAAAAAGGACGTTTTGTTCATGTCGCTTGCCGCCATACACGCCACCATGCAGTTGGCTACGTTGCCTTTGAACTCCTTTGGTATGATGTCCGAAGCGGAAAGGAATTTCGAGATGCGTTGCATCTGATCAAATCCCTCGCTGCTCATCAGCTCGCGCGGTGTTTGTTTCTGTAGTTGGTTGTTCATGCTATCAAATTTAATAATTCCTGAATGATTTCTTTTTTCGACGTGGTGTTTTTAACAACCTCAATGGCAAGCGTCCGGCACGCGTCAAACCCGTTCTTGTATAGTTGTGGCTTGGGTAGTGGAGTGTCGCCAAAGGTTGGTGTTTCAGCACTACGTACAGCGGGGTTGAAGTCTGCCCGCGTTGGTGCGCCTGTGCTGCTCACAGCGGGTTCAAACACCTCGACCTTCTCAACCTCTGCCAACCTAGCACGCAACGCCGCGTTTTCCTTTGCTAGTCGGTCGTCTTCAACCTTCTTTGCCTCGTCCTCCGATTTCAAACGTGCCGATTCCTCTGAGCCCGCTATAACTTGCGCGTTAAACTCTTCCTCGCTGGCTGTTTCAATCGCTGAGGGGTGCATGATTTTAATGCCTACCCGGTAAGCTCCATTACTGTACTCATACCCCGCGTCCGTCAATCGGGTATGTCTTAAAAGGGCTTTTGCTTTACGTTGCTTTTCCTTCTCGTCATCAATAGCTACTATCTGGTCTATGCGACGAAGCAAAACGGGGTCAATAATTGCTTTGACTTCTTTTGACTTCGCATCAACGGCACGCCCGCCCTCAAGAAATAATGCCTTACCTTCAACGCGTTGGTCTTCGATGCGCTTAATATATTGCCTCATTAGTTTAACGTCGCTCTTGGCGGCCTTATACCCTTCGTCGTCGAACACACCAGCAATCTCAACGCTGGTGAAGTCTTTCAAAAAATCGTTAACCTCTTTGGTTATCGGGTCAAACTTAGCAAGCTCAGTGCTTAGGTAGGTTTTTGGTGTTGGTGTTTTCATCCTTTCAGTTGGTTTAAATCTCGTACAAATATCGAGCATAGTGTTCTTAATGTGGCTGATTCACTTCGCACTTCGGCGGTTAAACGTTCGGAACGCGAGGCTTGTCTGTACGA